CCGGGTGCGGACGCAGTATTGCGGGCATGACACATTTCACCAAGAGGTGGTGATCGAGCGTGTGCCAAACCCGTTTGCGGTGTTCTGGGACCCAGCCGCCAGGGAGCCATCAAGGGCGGATGCGCGCTATTGCTTCATCGCGGACGAAATCCCCGTCGAGACGTTCAAGGAGATGTATCCGAACGCGACCGTGGTGGACGCGACGACGGAGCATCAGCCCATCACGTTCGTGCAGTCGGGCAGCCAGGACGTGGTCGTTGTGCTGGAATATTTCAACGTAGAGCACGACGAATACGACATCTGGCTGGCCCCGGACGGATCCACGCTGCGCGAGAAGGATTTCCCTCCCGACCTGCCCCCCGATCTTCTGGACGCGGCCAAGGCGCAGATGAAGACTCGCAGGGTGCGCAAGCCCAAGGTCGTTTGGCGCAAGATCAGCGCAAAAGACGTGCTTGAAGGCCCCGTGGAGATGCCTTGCGAGCAAATTCCCGTGTTCGCGGTCACGGGGGAAGAAATCCACCTTGGCGAACGGGTCTATCGGTCCAGCGTCATCCGGCACGCAAAGGACGCTGCCTTTCTTTACGATTTGGCTCGGTCCACCGAAGCCGAAATCACGATGCTGCAACCCCGCGCGCCGTTCCTTGTTACGCCCATGCAGGTTCAGAACCTTGAGGGCTTCTGGGCAGATGCCAACCGCGCGAACCGGCCCTATCTGCTCTATAACCCAGACCCCAAAGCCCCCGGAGCGCCGCAGCGTGTAGCCCCGCCGGTCCCGTCCAGCGCCCTGCAGAATGAGATCATGCTTGCGGCAGAGGACAAGAAGCGCACGACGGGGATTTACGACGCCGCCTTGGGCGCGCGGTCAAACGAGACAAGCGGCGTTGCGATCAACGCCCGCAAGCAGGAAGCGGCGGCTGCGACTTCGATCTATGCCGACAATATGGTCAAGGCCGTCACACAGTGCGGGCGCGTCATCACGCAGATGATTCCGAAGATTTACGACACCCAGCGCGTGATCCGCATCCTTGGCGCCGACCATCAGGAGAAGGCAGTCGTCATCAACCAGACCCTTGAGGGTGTGGACGGCGCGGTTGTCATGAACGACGTGACGCGCGGCGCCTACTCGGTGCGCGTGTCGGTTGGCCCGGCCTATCAGACCATGCGGCAGGAAGCGGCTGAAAGTCAGATGCAATTCCTGCGCGAAGTCCCGCAAGCGCAGGCCCTCGTGGCGGACATCGTGGCGGCGAACCAGGACTGGCCCGGCGCGGATCGTATCGCGGAGCGTCTGCGTAAAGCGTTGCCGCCCGGCATCGAAGAAGACGACACCCAGCAGCCCAACCCGCAGCAGGCGCAACAGATGCAGATGCAGCAGATGATGCAAAGCATGCAGATGCGGAAGGCGGAGGCCGAAACGCGGGAGGCCGAGGCGCAAGCGGCGCAAGCCGAGGCGAAGGCTATCGAGGCTCAGCAAAGCGCCAAGAAGGCGCAGGCTGAGGCGACGGAAGCGGAATTGAAGGTTCGGGCCATCATGGCCGGAATGGCGGCGTCGCCGCTACAACCGCCCGTTTCGGGCTTCTGACGCAAGGACCCCCTCAATGAACACCGAAGCAGCGCAGGCGCTTGACGCCAGCGGTGAAAGCGACGTTGTGAAGGCCGAAGACGCTGAGGCCATCGCCGAAGCCGAGACGGTCGAAACAGAAGACGGCGACGAGCCGGAAGAGCGAAAGCGCAAGACCTCCAAGGAACGCCGGGAGCAGGACAAGGCTTACAAGCTGCGTCTGCGGATGGAGCGCGAAGAGGCTGTGCGGCGTGCGGACGAAGCTGAAAAGCGGGCTGCGCGCATTCTTGACGCGGGCAAGGCTGTGAGGCCCCCCGTCGCGTCGGACTTCACTGATCCGACGGAATTCATCGCCGCGAAGGCCGTGTGGCAGAACACGCGGACCCTGGCGGAGCGCGATGCGGGCTTTGTGGCCGAAGAGGCCCAAGCCGAGCGCGGCAAGGCGCAGGCAATCGAGCAGCAAGAGCGGGCAATCGTCGCGCAGGCATGGCAGGCACAGCTTGCGTCGGCGCGGCAGCGTTACGCTGACTTCGACGCCGTGGCCTTGGCCGACGAGGTGCCGATATTCCCCCATGTGGCCGACATTCTTGTCAGCTCTGAAATGGGGGCGGACGTGGCTTATCACCTGGGCCGCAACCGGGCGCTGGCGCTTGAGATCGCGCATATGACGCCCATCGAGGCGGCAAGAGCCATCGGGCGGCTGGAACGCGACCTGTCGCGCCCGCAGCCCAAAACCCAAACCAGCGCGCCGCAGCCGATCAACCCCGTGCGGGGATCGAGCAGCGCAACCCCGAACCCGGAAAAGATGACGATGCAGCAATACATCGAAGCGCGCCGGTCGGGGAAACTCAGGTAAGGAGCCTGACAGATGCCCAACACGCTGATTACTCCCAGCATGATCGCCAAAGAGGCGCTCATGCAGCTGGAGAACAACCTTGTGTTCGCGAACCGCGTTCACCGGGAATACAAGAAGGAATTTTCCGGCGGCCAAGGTTCGACCGTTTCGATCCGGCGCCCCGTGAAGTTCCAGACGGTCAACGGTGCGACCGCTTCGCTGCAGGATGTGGAAGAGAAATCGACCAACATCGTCGTTGACCAACGCAAGCACGTTGCCTGGGAGTTTTCCACGCAAGACTTGACCCTGAGCATCGAGGAATACTCGGATCGCTACATCAAGCCTGCGGCAATCACTCTGGCGCAGACCGTGGACCGCTCGATTGCGTCGCTTTACCGTTCGGTCTGGAACGCGGTGGGCACTCCCGGCACCACGCCGTCGTCCTTTGCCAACGTCGCGCTGGCCGCGCAGCGTCTGGACGAGATGGCGGTTGAAATGTCGGATCGCACCATGGCGGTGAACCCGGCTGCGGCCTATGCAATCGCCAACAACCAGACCACGCTGAACGGCGTGGGCGATGTGCGCCGGACGGCTTACGAGCGGGCCAAGGTGACGGACATCGCCAACTTCGAGATGTTCCAGTCGCAGAACATCGTAAGCCACACCGTCGGCGTGGCGACGGGCACCCCGTTGGTCAACGGCGCGGCGCAAAACGTGACCTATGCGAACGCCACCGGCTCCAACTGGTCGCAGTCGCTGGTCACGGACGGCTGGACCAACTCGGTCACCGGCATTCTGAAAGCTGGTGACGTGTTCACCATCGCAGGCGTGTTTGCGGTGAACCCGGTGCCCGGCGAAGGTGCAAAGCAGGCGCTGCCCTACCTGCAGCAGTTCACCGTGCTGGCGGACGCCAACTCCGGCGCCACGACTGGCCCTGCAACGCTGACCATCTCCCCGCCGATCATCACTTCGGGGCCGTTCCAGACCGTTTCGGCGGCCCCGGCGGACAACGCGGCGATCACCGTGCTGGGCACTGGCGGCGTGGCCTACCCGCAGAACATGGGCTTCCACAAGAACGCCTTTGCGCTGGTCACCGTGCCACTGGACATGCCCGACGGCGTGGCTTTCAAGGCGCGCGAGTCCTACAACGGCCTGTCGATGCGGGTCATCAAGGACTACGACTTCACGAACGACACCGACCGGATTCGTCTGGACATCCTCTACGGCGTCAAGGCGATCTACCCCGACCTGGCGTGCCGCTTGGTCGGCTGATGACAATGGGGGCGGCCTCCGGGCCGCCCCTTTCCTTTGCGGGGTGGCGCCATGGCGACGGTTGACCGGATCATCAAGCGCGCGTTCCGCAAGATCGGCGTTTCCGCCGAGGACGAGGCGCTTACGTCTGACCAGATGGCGACGGGCCTTGAGGTTCTGAACGACCTCCTTTGGGGGCTTGCTGCGCGGGGCGCCAATATCGGGCACGTTGAAGTGACGGCAGGCCGCGAGATGGCGCTGGATGACCGCTTCAACGAAGGGATCGTTCACATGCTGGCCGGTCGGCTGGCCCCCGAATACGGGACCGGCGTTGCTTTTGATGCCGATGAGTTTTTTCGCCAGATTCAAAGCTACTACGCGCAGATTCCCGACATGGATGTCCGCATTCTGACGCGGACGCCCTCGCAACGACGTTGGAGCGGTGAGTTCTGATGCCACAACTGCAGTTTTTCGGCCCGACCGGACGCGACAGCGATAACCGGGCGGCAAATTCTGCGCGTCTGGTGAATTGCTACCTTGAGCCGGTTCAGCCCGGCGGGCGCACCGGATACACGATCAAGGGTGTGCTGGGGATGACGGCACAGGCGTCACTGCCTGGCGTGTTTATGCGGTCCATGGCCGAGGTCGGCGGAACACTCTACGCGGTGTGCAACGGCAGCTTGTTCAGCATCGCCAGCGACGGAGCGGTGACGACGCTGGGCGCTGTTGACGACAGCGCAAATGCGACGATCACGGGCAACTTCGGTGACGTTGCCGTGACAGTGGACAATCGCTATTTCATCTGGGATGGCGTCTCTGTAACCGAACCTGCGACGGGCGCATTTTCGGCCATGGGCGCGGCGGAATACATCGGCGGTTACACCGTCATCACCGAGGCGGACGGGCGGCGCTTTCAGTGGTCTGGGTTGGCCGATGCGTCGTCGCTGCCAGGGCTGAACTTCTCCACGGCAGACGGTCGTGATGATAATGCAATCCGCCCGTTCCAGATCGGCGGGCAGCTTTACATCTTGAAGGAACGGTCGTTCGAGGTCTGGTATCCGACCGGGCTGGCGGGGGCTTCGGCGTTCCAGCGGCAGGTTGGCGGCGTGGTGGACATCGGCTTGAAGGCTTTCGGGCTGGTGTGCCGTGTTGATCAAGGCGCCTTCATGGTTGCTGACGACAACCGGGCATATCTGATCGGGAGCGGGCTTATCCCCGTGTCAAACCCGATGGTCGAAACGGCGATAGATCAGCTTTCGCCAGTATTCTGCTTTTCCTACAGCGACGAGGGGCACACGTTTTGCGTGATCGTCTTTGCTGACGGTCCCGCTTGGGTGTTCGACACGGCAACGCGGGAATGGCATGAGAGGGCCGAGGGTGTGGACTTTGATCCGTGGAGCGTGCGGGCTGCGGCAAGGGCATACGGGCGCGATTATGTGGGCAAAGACGGCGGGGATATCCTGTCTCTGGCGCGCACGTCTACCGATAACGGGGCGCCCCTGCCGCGCGTGATGGTCAGCCGCACGCTTGCCAATGACGGCGACCGCTTCGTGATTGACGAGCTGGAGATATTCCCGCGCCAAGGCTTTGCTGCGGCCACCGTGGCGCTGCGACTGAGCCGTGACAACGGCATCACATGGGGGGCGCCGCGCGTGCAATCCTGGGGTGTTGGCGAATACGCCCGGCGGATCATCTGGCGCAGCTTGGGGCAGTTTCGACAGGCGACAGCCGAAATCACGATCACTGACGCGGAAGATATCAGCGTGAATGCCGAAGGGCGGTTGGCGCTGCGATGACCCAAGCGATAGAACTGCTTCCTGTGCAACCCGTGACCGCGCAGGGTGCTCTGCCGTCGCGTGATCTGGTCGAGATTGTGCAGCGACTGGTGAGCGACCTTCGCGCGCAGGATACCGCGATAGCGGCGTTAGAGGCCAAACTTGCCGCCATTGCGGCTGTCACGGCCCCGACCGGCGGCGCGACCATTGATAGCCAAAGCCGCACGGCGATTGCGGCGATTATCGCGGCGGCAACGTGAGGATTACGCGCGATGCGGCGAAGGGTTACTTCGCCCACCCGACGCAGCTGCGGGCTTCGATGCTGGCAAGCCCGGACGATCTGCCCGATGACGGCGTGGAGTATTGGGCGCACGGGCCAATTTGCGGCATCTTTCATCGCGCCTTCTGGCCAGACGTTTGGATGGTGCACTACGGGGTTATGCCGGAAGGCTGGGGGCATCTGGTCGAACCGGCACGGGCGATCCTGGCCGCGTTCTGGAAGCACCACGCGCCAAAGCGGATCATTGGATGGACAGACGCAAGAAACCGGGCGGCACTAGCGCTGACCCGGCGGGTTGGCTTCGTCGAAGACGGGCGAATGCAGGTCGGTGACGGCGAAGTCGTCATGACGGGTTGGAGGGCGTAGAATGGGCATCGGTGCAGCGGTTGGCGGCATTGTCGGCGGTCTTTTCCAGAAATCGGCGGCGGACAAGGCCACGTCGGCGCAGAC